TCAGTCTGCCAATTAATCCTAAACTTGACAAACAGTTTACGGATGGAATTTTTATACCATGGTTGACAAAATATAAAGCATACATTAAAGACTTATACTTTACATGTAGAATGCCACCCTTTGTGCAAGATGCGATGGGTGATACTTTTGCTGGAGATATATCACAACTAGTTTTTAACTCTTTAGTAATATCACGAGAGACAGAGATACCTATCTCAGCAACATTCAATAACATATATGTTAGACCAGATCAAGAAGGATTAGATTTATTCATTCATAATTTTAAACAGATATATGATCAGTTCAATGTTCGTATTGCTACGATACCACATACTACATGGGTAGCATCTGGTCAAATTCAGTCAGCATTTCCTGACTTAAAAATTAAGAATACTATCATAAGAAATGTTTGTAAGGCAAACGATATCGTAAATCTTGCTAAGGCTGGATTTCATTATATCAACTTAGACAGAGACATGATGCGTGATAAGAATGGACTACTAGAGATAAAGAGGGCAAAGGAATACTGCAAGAAGATCGGTAAACCAGTAGAAATTTCATTACTGGCAAACGAGGGTTGTTGGGGTGGTTGTAGTATTATGGATGAGCATTACCATTTTAATAGTACAAGACAAGGTAAGTCTCCTCAGTTTTTTATGGATCCTATCAGTACAAACTCTTGTTCTAAATGGGATATAGAAGATCCTTCTTCTGCGTTGAAAGCAGCAAACCTACCTCCATGGAGAGAAGATTGGGAAGAGTTTTTAGATCTTGGTATAGATGTATTCAAGATGCATGGTAGAGAAAACATGATGAGACTAAAAGAGTCTATGGATATTGTAGAAAGATGGGCAAAAGAAAATGAACTGCTATTTCCTGAGTTTGATGAATACATGGATGACTTACAAGTCAAGGATGCTCCGATAAACTTGTGGAGAGAAAAGATTAAGACATGTAAATTTGATTGTTGGGATTGTAATTATTGCGAGTCTGTTGTAGAATCACACCTCAAAAAGATAGGGGAGACATTTGAGGTAGAAGAATATACACAAAGATGTTTGGATGCTATTGATAATGCTTTATCATTCAAATCTAATTTTGTATCAGAAGGGTATGAGATACAAGGATTAACATCAAATAGAGTTAGACATTTCTTAAATAACCTTTGTTCTTACGATGATGCTGTATATCTTGAACTGGGAACATTGATGGGTAGTACATTGTTTGCTGCTACAATGGGTAATAACATAGACAATTTTGGTGTTGATGATTACTCAGATCCAGAATGTAAACCAATGACAAACAATTTACATTGGAATGAAGTTGGTAATGCTTTTGAGGAGTTTCAAAGATACTTTAAAAAATATGAGAATGGAAAATCAACATTTTTAAAATCTGATGTTCTTGATTTAAAGGAAGAAGATTTTAAAGGAAAGAAACCAAATGTAGTATTCTATGATGCTAACCATGACTATGTTCAGCAATTAAATTGTTTGAATCATATTGCACCTTTCCTTGCAGACAAATTTATTTTGATTATAGATGATGCCAACTTTGATGGAGTTATAGAATCAGCAATACAATTTGTAAAAGATAATAATTATGATCTATACTTTGAGAGAAAGATACTCAGTAAGATCATAGAAAATCCAACTCATTGGTGGAATGGTTTATTTGTAATGGTATTGGAGAAATCTAATGAAAGTAATTGATAGAAAACTTTTTTCTGTAGCACACCCATCTAATTGGGAGGTGGAGCAAAAACATATAGGAAATCATAAAAATAGATTAGTAATAGTCAGAGATTTTTTTCAATATCCTGATGAGTTAAAAGCGTATGCACAATCCATAGATTACGTTTCCACATATCAAGGAGAGGTTACAAATCTACCAGGTTACATTCATTACATGAGCATACATAAGAAAGCTTTGTATGAACCAATGAAGTATGTGGCAACAAAATACTTTGAAGGTAGTGGTGAGATAATGAGATTTCCTGATGAAACTAGATTTGGTTTTCAAATATATGATATGAAAGAGAAGTGTAGATATCAAAGTTTATTTCCGCATACAGATGAAGTTAGGTATGCTGCTGTCTTGTCTTTCAATACAGAAGACGAATACGATGGTGATGATAATGGCACATCATTCTTTAGAAGTGAAGAAACAGGAGAAGAAACTACATTGTATGATAAAAACTATAGAGCAAAAAGATTATTAAGACCTGTACAGGCAATGGTAAACTTTGATCCATCTCAAGTAAAACATAAAGAGTGGACAAGATATCACATAGAACCACATGAATTTAACAAGTTAATTATGTACGAAGGTAATCTTTGGCACTCAATTCATTTTCAACAGAAAAAATGGAATGCAAGTAGAATGACTTTCAATGCCTTTATCCGATAAATATATTTGGAGATAGTATATAATAGGCAATGGGAACCTTAAACTGTGCTAATATAGTTACCAATAACATGGACGTCAACGGCACGTTAGAGGTTGACGCTCTTAGTGGATTGAGTCAGGGATTTCAATTAGGAAGTTTTCAGAATAATAACAGACCAACTGGTATAAATGCAGGAACTATCATTTGGAATGATGAAGAGGGAGAGGTACAAGTATATAATGGAACAGATTGGGTAAATATTGCCAAGAAGACAGTAACTGGATTAGCAGTAACTGCAGGATTAAAACTATGGTACGATGGAGATTCTTGGAGTAACTCAGAAAATAGGTGGTTGGATAAATCTGGAAACAATAATCATAGTCAAAATACAGTAGGATCAGTTACTAAAGCAACATGGTCAGGAGGTAATGGTGGTAATAATACTAATTGGAGTTATATTTACGGAGATACAAATGCTGGTGTTAGATTAGGTTATTGGCCAGGAGGAAGTGATTACACCTTCCTTCACTTTACAAGATACACAGGTAGCAATAGAAGTCGTATCTGGCAGGGAACATCTGGTAACTGGTTGTCTGGTCATTGGTCTGGTCGTCGTGGTGTGTTCTATCACAATGGTTGGTTAAACTCTGGTTCACAAGGATCACTAGATGATTGGATACAATGTACTGATACCAGAAGTTTAGTTAGAATTAATAGAGGTGCATCTCAATGGACAGGTGGTGGTAACTTCAGTCCTAGTGGAGTTGCAATAAATAATGCTGGATCTGGTGGTTGTTGTAATAGTAGTGAAAGGTCTAATTGGGCAACTGCATTTGTGGCAGTTTACGATAGATTGTTAAGTTCCGCAGAGTATCAACAAATAGAAAACTATATCTACAATACATATCAGGCATAAAACATGGGACAGGTAAACGCAACTAGAATAGAAGGCAATACTGTCATTGCCAGCACTGGTCTTAGAGTTCCTATTTACAACGGAGCATCTAATTATCCTGCTCATCAAGAGGGTTTAGTAATATATGACTCACAAAGTGGGTTTATGAAAATTTCTGATGGTCAACAATGGTTACTTGTTGGTGGTGGAAAGGCAGATGGATCTTCTGCAAGTCGTGCTGCTCAAAGTGCTGTTGAGATTAAAGAAACAAATCCTGCTGCAACAACTGGTGTTTATTGGATTAAACCACAAAACTGGTCAGGACAACCTCAACAAATATATTGTGACATGGAGACAGATGGTGGTGGTTGGATGATGGTCGGATATGCTGGAACTATTTCTGGCAATAAATCATCTACTGTTGGTAGTAACTGGTTGCCATTATTCAATACATATGGATCTATTGATTCCAATGCAAAATCTAATAGAACACCATATTCTAGAATGGATTTTGCAAAAGGAGTTGCTGGAATTGATGATGCTAATTCCCATATGATGGCAAGAAGAACTAATGATTCTAGTAAAATTGTTATTTGGAATATAGCAGGATACAGTAGATTTGATAGCACCAACAATTCTAACTGGTCTTTTAACCCATCGCCTGGTCTTCCAATCCAGTCTTATTTTAAAATGAGTATCTCAGGTCCTAATGGTTTGATCAATAAATTAGGATCGTCAAATGGTGCCAGATATGAGAACGGACCTAATTATCCTGGCATTGCATGGAACAGTAGTTACAATAGAAACTCTGATAACGATGGAAGTTTTACAAACTACCTCAATAGAAGATCTATATTGTATTGGGAAACAAGTAACAATGGTTACCAAGCAGACCAATGGTTTCACGCACAACCATTGAATTTACAAGCATCTGGTGGTCCTAGTAATTCCTTCCAAGACATTGAATTTTATTTTAGAGAAAGAATCCCCTCATAATTATGAAAAATAATCATTATGCTTTATTCCCTCAACTACTTGGGGTTTATGGATACAACGAAAATGAAAAACTAAAAAAAGAAATTAATAACATCATTGGTATCTACAGAGATACTAAGTATGAAAAAAGAGAAGAACTTCAAGGTATTGTTCATTACTTTAATGATCATGACCAAAATCTTTTTGGAACAATGTTTGATGACAATGATGTTATTCAAGATTTTAAAGCTTTCTTAATCAGAAAAGTAAATTTATATGCAGATGAGATGGGGTATGATCATCCAGGATTTTTTATTTCTGATGCATGGATAAACATTTGCAACAATGGAAATTACCAGCATCCACATAACCATGTCAACTCTTTCTTTTCTGGAACATACTATCTAAATTATGATAAAGAAGTTCATCCTACTTTAAGATTTACAAATCCAAACTTAAATAATTCATCTGGTCATCCATCTATGAATCTAGAAAAAAAGAATCCGATGGAGAATCATATAAATGCAGATATATACACCTGTGATTTTGTAGAGGAAGGAGATTTATTGATCTGGCAATCTGGGTTATCTCACTCTTATGGCATTAGTAAAGCAGACGAAAGGATATCTATCTCTATGAATTTTTTTCCTAGATATCTAAGACAGGGAGAGTATTCTGTAAGTTTTACCTGATCCGTATCCATTATAAATATAAGAAACTATTCACTTTGATAATCATGGATCCTACTAAATTAAAGTCAAATTTTGAGGAACAAATTGCTAAGACAGAAACACAAATAAAAGAATTAGAAGACAGTTTAAAGAAGGCAACAGAGTATAAAATTAAACTGCAAGGAGGATTGGAAACACTAGGTCTCTTAGAGCAAGAAGAAGCAGCACCACCTGATGCAGCACCCGCAAGTGTTGATCCTTCCTAAATAACTAGGAAGGGATTATAGTGGGTAATGGCATCTCCAAGTTCAAGAACAGAATTAATTACATATGCTAAGAGGCAATTAGGTGAACCTGTCTTGCAAGTCAATGTGGATGATGAGCAAGTAAACAATGTAATTGACGACACATTTCAGTTCTTCCAAGAGAACTGTTATAATGGCATGGAGAG